GGTTGGATTATATTGCTAGTGTAGAACTTGGGCAGAAGAAATTAGATCACTCTGAGTTTGATACATTTAAGGATTTCTACACAAATGGTTGGCAAAAGTTTGTAGAGTATAATATAATTGACGTGGAACTTGTTGACCGTATGGAAAGCAAGATGAAGTTGATTGAACTCGCCCTTACTATGGCATATGAAGCCAAGGTGAACTATGAGGATGTGTTCTATCAAGTGCGGATGTGGGATACAATAATCTATAACTATTTGAAGAATAGGAATATAGTTATTCCTCCTAAAAATAGATCGCAAAAAAACGAAAAGTATGCAGGTGCTTATGTCAAGGAACCGATTCCAGGAAAGTATGATTGGGTGGTCAGTTTTGACCTTAACAGTCTGTACCCTCACCTTATTATGCAGTATAACATTTCCCCAGAGACACTCAGGGAAACTCGACATCCCAGTTCGAGCGTTGAAAGGATCTTAAACAAGGAGTGTGAATTTGATGGAGATTATGCAGTTTGTGCGAATGGAGCACAATATCGGAAGGATGTTCGTGGGTTCTTGCCTGAACTTATGGACAAGATGTACGGGGATAGAGTTATCTTTAAGAAGAAGATGCTTCAGGCAAAGCAGCAATATGAGAAGACTCCCACGGAAGCATTGGAGAAGGAGATTGCTAGGTGTAACAATATTCAGATGGCGAAGAAGATATCTCTTAACTCTGCTTATGGTGCTATCGGCAACCAGTACTTTAGGTATTACAAACTTGCTAATGCAGAAGCCATTACTTTGTCTGGACAAGTATCCATACGTTGGATAGAGAACAAGATGAATGCCAAGATGAATAAGATTTTGAAAACTGAGGAGGTTGATTATGTTATTGCTTCAGATACTGATTCCATCTATCTTAATTTGGGTCCTTTGGTTGAGGCTGTATACAAGAGCAGAGAGAAAACTAATGAGGGCATTGTCACTTTCCTTAACAAGGTGTGTGAAAATGAATTTGAGCCTTTTATTGAAGGTTCTTACCAAGAACTGGCCGACTACGTAGGTGCATACGATCAGAAGATGTTCATGAAACGTGAGAACATTGCTGAACGTGGTATCTGGACTGCCAAGAAAAGATACATTCTGAATGTATGGGATAGTGAGGGTGTTAGGTATGATGAACCCAAACTAAAGATGATGGGTATTGAGGCAGTTAAATCCTCTACACCAGCACCTTGTAGAGCAATGATTAAGGATGCTCTTAAACTTATGATGAACGGAACTGAAGAAGAAGTAATTGATTTTATTGATGAGTCCCGTAAGAAATTTAAGTCACTTCCACCAGAAGATATTGCATTTCCACGTTCTGCATCCAATGTAGAAAAGTATAAAGCACATGCTACAATCTATGCGAAAGGAACTCCTATACATATACGTGGTGCATTGCTTTTCAATCACTATGTAAAGCAAAAAAAATTGGATAATAAATATTCTGTCATCGGTAACGGTGAGAAGGTAAAGTTTCTGTATCTAAAGAAACCAAACATCATTCAAGAGAATGTTATTTCCTTTATTCAAGATTTTCCTCACGAACTCGGTCTTGACAAGTACATTGATTATGACTTACAATTTGACAAGAGTTTCGTGGAACCACTAAGAACTATATTGGATGCAATTGGTTGGAACGTGGAAAAAACTGTAAACCTAGAACTATTTTTCTCCTAATGGAATTACCTATCGATCAGAAAGATTTGAAAACAATCGTAAATGCTCTGGCATTAGGAGGTGATACTAGACTATATCATCTTTTAAGAGGACATATGATTAAAGAAGAGTATGAAGTTCAAGGATCAGTTCTTAATGAAGTTAATTATTCTAAATGTGATATTTAATGTCTCAGGTGGATTATACTATTATTGATAATTTTTTTCCCAATGAAGTTTGTTACGATCTAAGAGAGTATGCTTTAGATTTAAAGATACCCATAGACAATCAATTTTCGGATTATATTTCTAAAGAATTTGACACTCATTCTAATAGTCATAGCTTAAAACATATTTCTAAGTTAATATCTGAAAAGGTAAAAGTAGTTCAATCATTAAATTATGATCGTTCTTGGTGCTTTGTTTATGATAATATAGCAAGAGGTGTTCATCCTCATGCAGATCCTTCATCCAATCATAATAATCCAACTTTTATTACTGTAAATATTTGGTTAACTCCAAATAGTGCAGTTGCAGATAATGACAAAAATGGATTAATAATCTATAATAAAACTGCAGAGGGTATGAGTCCTGATACTTATAATAAATCTGATATTGATTTTATTAGGGACTATCTAAAAAACTCAGAATATGCTACAATACCTTATAGGTATAATAGAGCAGTCATTTTTAAAAGCCACAATTTTCATACAACAGATAATGTTCATATGAAATCAGGACATAAAAATAGACGCATAAGTTACACATTTTTATATAATAAGTGATGGATTTTTTAAAAGAAATTGTAAAAGAGATTGGTGACGAATACACCCAAGTCGCAGCAGACATCCAAGAAAACGAACGATTCATCGACACAGGTTCATACATCTTTAATGGATTGGTGTCGGGTTCCATTTATGGTGGCGTATCTAGCAATCGTATTACTGCCATCGCTGGTGAAAGCAGTACTGGTAAAACGTATTTTTCCCTTGCTGTTGTTAAGAACTTCTTGGATAGTAATCCTGATGGTTACTGCCTCTATTTTGATACTGAAGCAGCAGTCAATAAGGGATTACTTGAGTCTCGTGGCATTGATATGAACCGCCTTGTGGTGGTAAATGTTGTTACTATTGAAGAATTTAGAAGTAAGGCACTTCGTGCTGTAGATATATACTTGAAAACATCTGAAGAAGAACGCAAACCTTGTATGTTTGTGTTAGACTCTTTAGGTATGCTTTCCACAGAGAAAGAGATAAGAGATGCACTAGATGATAAACAGGTTAGGGACATGACTAAATCCCAACTTGTTAAAGGTGCTTTCAGAATGCTAACTCTGAAACTTGGACAAGCAAATATTCCACTTATAGTTACAAATCATACCTACGATGTCATTGGTTCCTATGTCCCTACTAAAGAAATGGGAGGAGGCTCTGGTCTCAAATATGCCGCTTCTACGAT